CACGGCGTTGCTATTCTTAAGACTCAAATGGATATGGACGGTCTTCTTTTCCACGGCTTTGAAGGTGAAAATCTGATGGGCAAAAACGCTTGGGCAGAAATGGATTTATGGAAACAAAAGTTAGAAGAGGCCTATGGAAAAGACAATGGTAGATTTATGGCTTATGTAGCCAACCTATTACAAAAACAACCCATTTTATCTATTGACCAAATTGAACGTAAGTTTAGAGAACACGATGAGGGTATGTATGAAAGACTCTTTGGTGGTCTTGGTCAAGATAAGGCTAAGAAGAAAATGAAATCTCGATTGATGGAAAAGGGAGAAGCCTACGGTATTGTTCCAACAGACCCAATGTCGGGTAAGAGATTTAGTCTAGACAATAAGGTTATGATTAAGGCTCTTGGAAAGGTGGGCTCTTTTAGCATGTGGACTACCAATAAGGGTGACTTAGCATTAACAATCAATCACGAAGGACAGAGGTATACTTGGGAAGTTGATGTGGCGAATGATAGAGAAATTTACAATCTTTTAGGAGAAGCGGGGAAATATCCCGCTCGTGCTGTAAAGAACACAACACAGGATATGTTAATTGATAAAGGAAAGGTAATCATGGGCGCACAACGTCACGGATATCACGAGTATATCCTAAAGGGTGACGAAATTGATTCCAAGTTTCATGTTAGGTATTTGCCCGTGGATAAAGGTTCAAAAGAAATGTGGCTTGCATGGACAGGTTATGAAACAGAACCGACTCCCAAATCATCAGATAAGGGGTTAGTTAATATCTATGAAGACAGGTATAATTCCTGATAACCTTTATATAGTCATTTAACTACAGAATATAACTAGGGGCGATAGTGATGCAGTTACAAACACCTATGTTTGGCTCGAATATTTCCGACGGTGGGGAGTTTGTTATTCTCAAGGAGGATAAAGAATTAGTTATCGCAGGCTATGCTTCAGTAGACGTGGTTGATAAGCAGAATGATAAGATTACTCTTACTGCTATTAGAGAAGCCGCTGATAAATTTATGAAGCAGGACCGTTACCGCAACGTTATGATTACCCATTCTAACGTTCAAGTAGGTGAGGTTCTAGACACATATAAAGATTCCAAAGGAAAAGTCCTAAAAACAGGCGTTGATGAAACAGGTTTTTTTGTAGTAATTAAGTTAAGAGATGATATAGAGAAAGCGCGAGAAGTTGCCCGAGATGTAAGAAAGGGAAGACTACGCTCATTCTCCATTGGTGGTCAGGCGTTAAGCAAAGTAAACAGACATGATGAAGATGTAGGAACATTCAAGGAAATTGATAAACTTGAATTACACGAAATCACAATCTGTGAAGAAGGCATTAACCCTGAAGCCAAATTTGATATTGTTAAGGAGGACAAGAATATGACAGAAATTGAAAAAGCATTACAAGAATTTAACGACGTAATGGCCGAACTAAAGAATGAACTTCTACTCAAGGAAGAAGAAGAGGAAGTTTCTACTATGGAAGAGGCCCCCGAAGAAGATTCAGTCGAAATGGCTGAAGAAGAAATCGAGGACATGGATGAAGACGAACCGGAGAAAGGCATGATGGAATACCAATATTCCAAAGACACCGAGATGAAGGGCATTGACGCTCCTACTCTCGACCTTTCCCAAGCCAACATTGAGAAGGCTTACGAGGCTTTCAAGGCTGAGCGCGAAGAAGAGCGTGCGTTTGAGTTAGTTAAAACTCAATTCGAGGCTCGCTACGCTGCTGAATTAGAAGCCGACAAAGCCCGTATCGCTAAGGAAGAGTTTGACGCGGCAGAAGCCGTTGCTTCCCTTAAGGAAGAGTTTATGGCTCTCCGTAAGTCGCTCGAAGAAGGCGAAAACACAATCGCAAAGGCTGAAGAAACCCGTGCCGCTATGGACGAGGACTTCTCCCGCGTTAGCGAAATGTCGTGGGATGAGGCCCACGAATTATTTAACCGATATAACTGAGGTGATTTAAAATGACAGGATATTACAAGACAATTGCAGATTTAGAAAAAGCGACTTATGGCTCTATGGGAGGCGACAGTCTTCTTAAGGCTTATGCCGATAACCCCCTAACAGGGATTCACGGTCAGCACGACTTTGCTCAAGCCGCTAGAACAACCAGCCTATACAACATTGTATACGGTCAAAAAGTTTGGTCAATGATTAACCGTGAAATCAACGGTCTTTCTATGCTTCCCAAGAAGCCGTGGAAGTCCTCCGGTTGGAGAATCCTAAAAGAGCGTGCTATTGGTGGCGGCGGTGACGTGTTTGGTTACGACCTTTCCGATACTTCTGCTTACGAAGAAGCACACGGCCTTGGTGGTGTTGGTGAAAACGCGGCTCTTAGTGACCTTAAGAACGTTCGTCCTGTTTACGACGTTCTCAGCGTTACTCCTAAGACCATCGCTCACACCTTCGAAGTTTCCGAGATTGCTCAATTGATGGGTGGTCTTGATGACGGTATTGGCGACATTATGAAGAACTACCGTGAAGAAGTCGGTCTTTCTCACGCTGAATCTATGAACAAGCAGATTCTTCTTGACCTACACACCACCGACGGTATTGATGATACTGACCAACCCGCTAACGCGATTGACCGTCAATTGACTTCGCTTTACCGCATTGTTTCAACCTTCGCTGAGCAAAACGGTCTAAGCCTTGCTAACTCTGTGAAGATTTACGGAACTGCTAGAACCGCTTCGTCTGACCCTCACCTAGAATCTTACGTTGATTCTAACTCAGGAACAGACCGCGCTCTAACTGTTAACCTTCTAAACACCGCCCTACGAAGCCTCATGGCTCGTGGTGGTGACCCAAAGGTTATTCTAACAGGTTACGACACCATTCAAACTCTTGGTGAATTACTACAAGCCCAAGAGCGTTTCATGGGTCGTTCAGAAATCGTTCCTACCCACAACGGTATTAAGGGTGTTGAAGGTCGTGAAGTTGGTTTCCGTGTTGCAACCTACCACGATATTCCGATTATCCCCGTTAAGGATATGCCGCAAAGTGGTCGCGCCGGTCTAAGTGACTTGTTGATTCTCGACACAGACCACTTGTTCCTATGCACTCTAAAACCAACCGAATATTTCGAAGGCGGTATTAACGCTGACGTGTTCGGTCACGGCAAACTCGGACACCGTGGGCTTTACCGCACCGTTGCCGAAACAGTATGCACATACTTCCGTGGACAGGGCAAGATTATTGACGTTAACTGAGGTGCTTTGAATGGGATTGAATACAATTACATTAATTGCGGACCACTTGGGGTCTACTGCTCCTAAGGTTCAAGGGCATTATTACTATGTTGATTTCATCCTCAATGTAACGAAAGGTGCTACCGCGTCTGTAACAACAACCGTAAATTATACTGCGGCTACTAATACGATTACTCGTCAAAGTGGAACCGCACTTAACGCTGATACCACTTATACACCGGGAAGCACAATTACCTTAGGTTCTTCTGCTACCGGTAGTAACGATGGTGAGGTTACAATTATTAGCATTACTGATGCTAATACTATGGTTGTTTCAGCCGTTTCTGCTGATGCTACAAATGACGAAATTACTATTGTAGGAAACAACTTTACATTAGTGGCTTCTGATGTGGGTCTTTCACAGATTTCACACATTGAAGTGTTGGCTCAAGAAAACAACTTGGTTAAACTAAACACCAAATTAACAACCGCAGGTGCATTGCAAACCAATTCTACCGTTGTTCAAAACATCGGAGAGTATTTGCTTCTTGAACCCTCGACCCTTTCATCGGGTGCGGTAGTCAATGGTGATATTGGAACCTTTAGAATTAGAGCATACGGCCTACTTTGAGGTGATTAGATATGGTGCGAATGAAAAATGTTTCGGGTGGAACAAGGACCGTTAACGGAAGAGATTATTTCGGTAATGGTGTTTTCGATATTCCGGAACGTTATGTGCAGGACTTCCTTCGTAACCGTTTCGAGTTGGTATCTGAAGAGGTGGAATCTGCTCCGGTGGTTGAAGAAACCGTCGAAGTGGAGGAAGCCTCTTCAGAACCTTCCCTTGACCTTGAGTCAATGACTAAGAGAGAACTTCAGGCTCACCTGAAGAGTTTAGATATCAGTTACAAGTTTTCTGATTCAAAAGCCACCCTCTTAGCATTGGCTCTTGGTGAGGAAGAGTAAGTTTAAATACTTGCTCTTACTATTTGTTGATAGGTGATTAAGATGCCGGTACGTTCAGTTAAGATTACAGCAGACACAGTTATTTCGACCGCAGGTGGAACCTTTCACGGTATTATTTGGTATGGTGGTGGGGGTTTGACTCCCAATGCTTATATTGATGTTTTCGATGACGATACCACCACATCGCCTTCTCCTCAGATTGCACGTATTCATACAACCGCCGCTCCCCCTAATGGGAATGATGCTCGCGGATTTGAAATCGTTTGCAAAGTTGGGATTACCGTGAAGGCAAACAATTGGTCAGGTTTAGAAGTTTACGTCCTCTATAACTGAGGTGTGTAAATGAAAATCACTAAGGCCAAAACCTTTGCTCCCGGAGTTACGGACAAGCAATTAGAAAGTCAGATTGATTATGGTGACACAATGTTGTTACCACAGGCCTCTAGCAGGTTACCGGAAGCACCTGATACAATCAGGTTTGATGTAGTAAACGGCGGTGTGTATACACAGGAAGACGCTAAGTATCTTTTATATGCTTTTATCAACACTAGTCTTTTTCCTATTAAGGCGAATGACCAATTTAATAGAAGATTTATTAGATGGTTAACTGATGACCACACGGGCAGAATTGATAAATACTCTGACGACACCTTCGATTCCCTGAATCAGAATGCGTTTAGGGATTTACTATCTCTTAAGGTTTTAGAAACCCTACCTTTGTTTTTAACCGAACAGGACAATGCTCCCGATTCGGTTATGGAAAAGAGAAAAGATATTACTCTTGCTGATATTCTCCGTGGTAATGATAAAGAGTTATATGTTAACTATGATATTGATTCTGATTCGTTTAAGAAATTGATGACTACGGTTGCTGTTCAAGGTTTATATTTACCCAAAGTTAAGAATATTAGAGAAGTTCTTAAGGATTATGTAGAAGAAAGCCAAGTTTCCGGAGGTTTTGCAGAATTTACGAAAAGGTCTTCAGTCGCAAATGCATTATTAGAAACTGTAGATGAGGCTAAATTTGAACAGGCCGTAATTGATTATGCTACAAATGTAAGAAAGGATTTACAAACGGTTATCCAAAATAGAAATTGGGACGTTAAGTTAGATGTAGCAAATGAGGTTTCACAACCTTTCCTTGAAGCATGGAGCGATATTAAATCTGATATTGATATTGACGGAAAGGATGCAGAAAAACTTGCGGGGTTAGTGGAAAGACTAAAGCCCGGTTCAGAAGAGGACGTTAAGGATATTATGGGTAACGAAAGCGTTGAAGTTACTCTCGATTTTGAAGAACTTGATGAAGCGGCTATTGTTGAAATTTATAACTTTTTAGCAGATATTAAATGGCCGGGATTACAGAATCATCTCGCAAAGGTCTTAAACCGTGTAATTGCTTTATATAATGCTGATTTAAAAAAGTATTTAGAGGGCATTACTATAATTGATGACGCTTTAACTAGAAATGCGATTAAGGAAGTGTTGCCCGGAGATATTTCTATTGAAGAGTTTATGGGTGATAGTGAAAAATTACCAGCCACGGCTGAGCAAAGAATGTCCACTACGATTACGATTCAAGAATATAGGCAGATGCTTGAGGAAATTCTAGAAGGGTTGAGTCTAACAGGTCCTTCAGCGAAAGGTGCTTGGGATTTATGGTCTGAAGCCTATGAAGGCATTGGCGTTGATTTGACTAGGGATAGAATTAAGACACCTCAAATTAAATTCGATATTGATATCGAAGGTATTGATTTTTCTTCACCAATGGCTTCCTTAGAAGTAGAATTGGCTAAAATTAAACAATACGGTTCTATTGATTCAGGCACGGCTAGGGATGAAATGAGAAATGTTCAAAAGGATATTAAGAATGTGTTTCAACAAAAGCGGCGGGAAGAATTTAAAACTGCTGTTGATAAATTAGATGTTTTGGATAAAAAATTAGCGAGAGAGTATGAATTAGAAAACGAGGATTCAGAAATTCCGTATCAATCTAAGTTTATTTCCGAAGAAGAATTTGAAGAAGTAAGTGCGGGAGAAGAAGATGTTTCAGCCAAGAATTCTACTGTTATGCAAATTAGAAATGACGAACTAGAAAGTTTGAAAAATACTTATGTTGAAATTAGTGAAAGGGTATTTAAGTTATTTGGTAGAAGGGCTTCGACAGTTGACGACTACGTTTCTACTTATTATAGTGATAGAACGGCTTCCGCTGAACAAGAGGAAGAGTTTAGAGATTTACTAGATTCTTTAATCGAGGATTCTAGAGCATTGTATGAAGAATATAACAAGTATGCTAAATTAGATAGACAATTCTTCCGTCCAATTCAAGAACAAATGGCTGCTATCAATAGAATTGATACTCGATTAAAGAGACTTCGAAGAGGTATTGGTGTAGAACCTCCGGGTGCAGAAAACTTAGAAAACTTAGATGCAGGTCTTGACTTTTTACGAAGTGAGTTTGATAAAATTTATCGTGAATTTAGCGACCCGGAATCTGATGGTGCTCTTAACATGTTTGATAGAATCGCTAGTGCTAAACTTGCTAAGGAAAAAATTCGAGAGGCTTTTTATCGTGAAGGAAACTTCCCTGCCCAATTATCCTCTCCTGAAATCGTAACACTTAAGCAAATTCTAAAGGACAATGGTTTACTTGAGGATGAATATTTCTCCGAGTTGACCACACCTTTTAATGAATTACTCACAATGATTACTGATGATAAAGTAAAAATTACAGAAGG